TATTGCGCAGCGTGGTAAAACAAAGGGTCGAATCGTATGATGCCTTCACGCGGGATGGGTGACATTAACCGTGCCAAAATCAAGAAGATCAAGAAACGGGACGGCAACGAGCCTGTGACGGTCTATAAGGATGGTGGGGCTACGAAGTCTCGCGTGAATGAGTCTGGCAACTATACGAAGCCGGGGATGCGTAAGAAGATCGTATCGCAAGTAAAAGCCGCTGCCACTCATGGCACTAAGGCAGGTCAATGGTCAGCCCGTAAAAGTCAGTTAGTTGCAAAAAAATATAAGGCCGCTGGCGGTGGATACCGAGACTAAAACATGCACAATGTGCGGGGAAGTTAAACCCGTTTCGGCATATAGAAATCGTGGCGGCTCCATGACGCATTTGTTGAAAAGTCGTTGCAATACTTGTTTGTACAAAGAACACCGGCGTTGGACAGAAGAAAACCCAGACCGTGTTCAGGGGTACAGAGAAAAGGACAGTTGGACATTAGCAAAGCGTTGTGCACGTAGGGGTATTACCCCAGAACAACTTGTAGATCGCTATGAGCGGCAAGAAGAGTGCTGCGCTATTTGCAAAAAAGAAATAGAGCTTATAGATAGTGCAATTGATCATAATCACGTTACTGGCGAGTTTCGCGGAGTCTTGTGCAAACAGTGCAACAGAGCGTTGGGGATGTTCAATGATAGCCCTACTATATTGCGTAGCGCAGTAGAATATTTGGAAGCTTTCGGGAGTTACGGTGATGGCACTTAAAGCCCCGCAGCAAAGCCTGAAGGCATGGACGCAGCAGAAGTGGCGGACAAAGAGTGGCAAGCCATCGTCAAAGACCGGTGAGCGGTATCTCCCGGAAAGTGCGATTAAGTCACTTACCCCCGCCGAGTACGCCGCGACAACTCGGGCAAAGCGTGCAGGAAAAGCAGCAGGTAAGCAGTTTGTTGCACAACCAAAGAGCATCGCCAAGAAAGTAGCGCCACATCGAAGCAAAGGTAAGTAAATGACAACTTCTGGGCTGGCAACATTTAACATAGACCTGAACGATATCGTCGAGGAAGCGTTTGAACGCGCTGGCGGCGAGCTTCGTACCGGCTATGACTTGCGCACCGCTCGGAGGTCTTTGAACCTGTTATTTGCGGATTGGGCGAACCGTGGCTTGAACATGTGGACGTTTGAGCAGCAATCGATAACTCTTACCCAAGGTCAACCTACTTATGCACTTCCTGACGATACTGTTGATCTGCTGGACCATGTTATTCGTACTAACGCCAATCAAGCCAGCAACCAAGCCGATCTCACTATTACCCGAATAAGTATTTCAACCTACGCTACGCTACCAAACAAGCTGACTCAAGGTCGTCCCATTCAGGTATGGGTGCAGCGCATGACAGGCGCAGATTCTCGACTAGCAGGCACGGTACAAGCCACGACAAATGCGACGGCAACGTCAATTCCGGTGACTTCACTAGTAGGTGTGCCGTTTGCTGGGTTTGTACGAATCGGTTCGGAGTTGATTGGCTATAACCAGACACAGCCCGCTGTTGGTGCTCAACCTGCGTATTTGCTCAATTGCACGCGAGGACAGGAAGGTACAACAGCGGCAAGCCACAACGCAGGCGCAACTATCGACTTGGTGCAGAAGAACAGCATCACGGTATGGCCGACACCAGACTCAGCTACGACATATCAGTTTGTGTACTGGCGTTTGCGTCGTATACAAGACGCAGGTAACGGCGGCACAAAGACTATGGACATTCCGTTCCGTTTCTTGCCGTGTTTAACCGCAGGCTTGGCGTACTACTTGGCGCTAAAAGTGCCGGGAGCAATGGATAGATTGACCGTACTAAAAGCGCAGTATGACGAGGCGTGGGAATTTGCAGCAAGTGAAGATCGTGAAAAAGCCGCAGATCGATTGGTGCCGCGTCAGCAGTATATTAGTGGCGGTGTGTAATGGGTAACAGGTTTGCCTCTGGTAAACACGCGATTGCGGAGTGTGACCGGTGCGGCCAGCGGTACAAGCTGAAAGTACTAAAGAAGCAGGTAGTAAAAACCAAGACGTATAACTTGCTGGTGTGCCCGACATGTTGGGACCCGGATCACCCGCAGTTACAACTTGGGATGTATCCGGTGGATGACCCGCAGGGCTTGCGAGACCCACGTAAGGACTTGAGCTACTACCAGTCAGGAGCAACGGGGTTGCAGCTTACAAGCACACCGGGAACTGCGGTGGATGCAGATGGCGTACCGGCAGAGGGTAGCCGTGTTATTCAGTGGGGATGGGCACCGGTTGGTGGAGCGCGTGGTAGTGATGCAGGGTTAACGCCAAATGCTTTGACTTCTCGTGGCGTGGTAGGCAGTGTGACAATTTCGTAGGAGTAATTATGGATAAGAAGGCAATGAAAATGGTAGCCGACAAAGCCGTCAAGGGGCATGAGAAGCGCATGCACAAGATGGCAAAAGGCGGCGTGACCAACGAAATGCTGAAAAGCATGGGGCGTAACATGGCGCGGGTGGCAAATCAACGCGGTAACGCACGGGGGAAATAATGGCGATTAAACCTTCACCACACAATGCGGAAGTCAAAACCCAAAGCGGTAAAGACTACTTGAACGAGATGAACATCTCTGCGGGCGTTAGCAAAGGCAACTTTAAGCCTGAGAAGACAACCGGTATCAAGATTCGCGGCACGGGTGCTGCGACTAAGGGTGTAATGGCACGAGGCCCGATGGGTTGATATGACGTACAACGAACTGTTCATTCAGGTTAAAAACTACCTGCAAAACGACTTCCCTACAGAAACGTGGACAAGCGTTACGGGGAGTTTGCCGCCTATTCAATCTAGCGGCACAGAACAGATCGACTTCTTCATTAAGCAAGCTGAAGAGCGTATATACAACTCGGTTCAAGTTCCTGCATTACGTAAGAACGTAACAGGCTTGGTGCAGCAGGGTAACAAGTACGTTACCTGCCCTACTGACTTCTTGTCGGTGTTTTCGATGGCGGTTGTCGATGGCGATGGCAACTATGAGTATCTGTTGAACAAGGATGTGAACTTTATCCGAGCAGCGTACCCGAGCCCGACTGATGAAGGCTTGCCTAAGTACTACGCGCTGTTTGGCCCTGAAGTCATTAACTTGTCTCCAACGAACGAGCTGAGTTTTATTCTTGGCCCGACACCGGACGATACGTACACCATCGAGCTTCACTATTACTACTATCCAGAGTCGATTGTGGATTCTGCAAACGGGCGTACATGGCTGAGTGACAACTACTCGCCTGTGCTGCTGTACGGAACCATTGTTGAAGCCTACACGTTCTTGAAGGGCGAAGTGGACTTGATTGCTGTGTACGACAAGCAGTATCAAACCGCGCTGGCTCAACTGAACCGTCTGGGTACAGGTCTGGAGCGTGGTGATGCGTACCGCGATGGTCAGGCAAAGATTAAGGTGAATCCGTGATACAGCAAGGACTGACAAATAGCTTCAAGCAAGAGATGCTGCAAGCTGGGCAGAACTTGGCAACGGACACGCTGAAGATGGCGCTGTACACGGGCTTTGCTGATTTAGGTCCTGCTACTACGGCGTATACAACAGCAAGTGAAGTTGTTGGTACGGGTTACACCGCTGGTGGTGAGTTAGTTACAGGCGCAACAATCTCAATTGATGTGCAGACCAACACGGTATACGTGGACTTTAATGATGTGTCATGGCCCGGAGCTAATTTTACAGCGCGTGGTGCGTTGATCTATAACGTGACACGCAGTAACGCTTCGGTAGCAGTACTAGACTTTGGTTCGGACAAAATTTTTACTTCGGCTACTAACACCGTTACGATGCCGGTTAACTCAGCCACAACAGCTTTGATTCGTTTTCCGTAGGAGGATACATGCTGGTTATGACGACTAAAGGTGAGATGGACGAGGCGCTTCTGGAGAAGAAGACCGGGGTCATCGACAATGACAATGAAACGATCAACTGGGTGGAGTATTGGTTGGAAGACGAGCTAGTGCATCGCTCAGTTGATATGGTGCTGAAGAAGTACACAGTTAGCGGCCTGCCAGTCGCCGCATCTTTTTAAGGAGTTTTAAAAATGGCAAATACCCAAAGTATGTGCACATCGTTCCTTGGCGAACTGATGACTGCAACTCACAACTTCGGCACCGCACCTACTCGTGGTTCAGGTGCTGCTGATACTTTCAAAGCAGCGTTGTATCTAGCGTCTGCGACCATCAATGCTTCGACTACGGCTTACACAGCGACAGGTGAAGTTACTAGCACGAACTATACGGCTGGCGGTGTTGCAGTTACTAACGCAAACCCACCGACATCGACCAACACTTCGGCAACTGCGGGTACCGGCTACTGGACTCCTTCTGCGTCGATTGTGTACGGCTCGGTTGGTAGCCCTGTGACCTTTGCGTCGTTTGACTGCGTTCTGATTTACAACAGCTCGCAAAGCGATAAGGCAGTGAGTGTGCATACGTTCACAGCCCAAACGGTGACTTCGGGTACCTTCACTCTGACGATGCCTTCGAACACTACATCGACCGCTCTGCTGCGCCTAGTGACGACCTAATATGTACGCAGATTTCCCCTATTCTGGTGCGCCGTATAGCTCGACCGGGCAAGTTGTTGTTCCGGTCATCGTCGCATTAACGGGGGTTTCTGCTTCAGGTAATGTAGGTTCAGTTGGCGCTAGGTATGACGCCTTCCAAGCAATAACGGGTGTTGTAGCAGCAGGGCAAGTCGGGACGATGACAACGTCGTCAACAAGTTCTGCCGCACTTGCAGGTGTTTCGGCTAACGGCAATGTTGGTACTGTTGTTGCTACTCCGAACGAAGTTGCAGCACTAAGTGGCGTCACGGCATCCGGCGTTGTTGGTAATGTTATTGGCGCTGGTGGAGCAACAGCAGCATTGACGGGTGTTACGGCAGGCGGTGAAGTTGGTTCAGTTGTTGGTACGCCTGAGTTATACATCCCGCTCACCGGTGTCAGTGCAAACGGTAATGTCGGCAGTGTTGATGTTGGTATCGCTGTTGGGCTGACCGGTGTATCGGCAGAGGGTCAAGTCGGATACTTCGTCATTAACACGAGCGTTGCTGTAACAGGTGTAGCAGCTAATGGCGCGGTTGGTTCGGTCACTACGTCGTCTACATCTAACGTAGCTTTGACTGGCGTTGAGGCTATTGCTGAAGATGGCGCTCCGTCCACAGCGATTTCTGCATTCCTGAACCACGTACAGGCGCAGGGCTTTGTTGGGAACGTCGGGGCTAGACCGGGTGTCATTCAGGCGTTGACAGGTGTTTCTGCTTCAGGACAGATTACAAGTCCGGGGCCGGACATCTCGTTGCCATTGACGAATGTGTCTGCATCAGGTGCAACAGGCACGGTAAGTCCTGTTACTTCATCTAATGTGACACTAACCGGCGTAGCGTCCAACGGTGTAGCAGGTGTAGTAACGCCTATCGTTGGCAAAATCGTGGCGCTATCCGGTGTAGGTGCAACAGGTGTAACAGGTACGGTATACAACCCGTCATGGATACCGATCAATACGGTAGAAGATGCACAGTGGGAACTCATTAACACGGTATAGGTGATATATGCCACTCATTCAAGCGGATCGGGTCAAAGAGACTACGACAAGTACAAGTACCGGACCGGTGGCGTTAGCGGGTGCTGTGACGGGCTTTCAAACATTTAGCGCAGCTATCGGTAACGCTAATACGTGCTACTACACCATCGCTGGTCAGACTGGTTCCGAGTGGGAAGTTGGCATCGGTACGTACAGCACGTCTGGTAATCAATTGTCACGAGACACCGTTTTTGCGTCTAGCAATGCAGGATCGCTAGTCAACTTTTCTGCCGGAACCAAAGATGTGTTTGTGACTTATCCAGCATCGGTGGCTATGCCAGAAGGACGGTCTATCGTCATGTCGATGGTTTTCGGTATCTAAGGAGTAATCATGGCAAACCCCAACATCTCTAACATATCCAGTATTTTAGGTAATACGGGGTATGTCATTCCTTCCGGCACTACGGCAACAACGTCATGGACGTATAACGGTACGACTTCTTTGACGGGCTTAACGCCTGCTGCCAACTCGGTACATAAGATCAATACGATCATCGTGTCGAACACAACAGGCTCCACAGTACCAGCTACAGTTGCGGTGGGGAATAACGCGACGTTTGGTTCATCTACTGTGACTGTTTATCCGGCGTATCAGATTAACGTACCGGCTAACGCGTCATTGATTGTGATTGATAAGACCACACCTCTTTACATCACAGAGAACCAATCGGTTGCCGTTATTAGTGGCACAGGTAGTGCGTTGACGTTTGTTGCGTCGTTCGAGATTTTGACCTAATAACGTGAAGAGGTAGTTATGCCGATTCATGGCTATCCCGGCAATATTATTAGAGCGACCGCACCACTTACCTCTGGTATTTGGACGCTGACCGGCATACCTGCTGCTTCTGCTGGGTTCATAATTACTCAAACATTCACGGCAACAAATACGTGGACATGCCCCGCAGGAGTCACAAGCGTTGACTATTTAGTTGTTGCCGGTGGGGGCGGTGGAGGCGGCTATCTTGGCGGCGGAGGTGGCGCGGGCGGATTTCGCACTGGAACCTCTCTATCTGTAACTGCTGGTACAACTTATACGGTTACTGTTGGTGCGGGTGGTAGTGGCGGTACAAATCAAACATCAAGTAATGATGCTACCGCAGGCGGCAATTCTATATTCAGCACTATTACATCTAACGGCGGCGGTTTAGGTGCTAACGCTTATACCAGAAATGGAGGTAGCGGCGGATCTGGTGGCGGCGCTTCTAACGCAGCAGGATCGCCCGTTACTGGAGGGGCGGGAAATACCCCAGCAACATCACCATCACAAGGTAATAGCGGGGGGGATTCAATATCTTCTACTAACTATGGAGCGGCTGGTGGGGGTGGTGCAAGCGCAGCTGGAGCAAGTACGTCTGGAACAAATCCCGGCGGAGCAGGGGGTAATGGCACCGCCTCATCTATATCTGGATCATCAGTAACCTACGCTGGTGGCGGGGGTGGTGGCTCTTACTATGTAACTGCGGGTAGCGCTAATGGTGGTTCTGGTGGCGGTGGCGATGGTGCTTACGGTGCTGGTGGCCCTGCTGCAACAAGAGCGAACACAGCAGGCACAGCAAATACCGGTGGCGGTGGGGGTGGGGGAGCAAATACAAGCCCAACTGGGGCAGGTGCATCAGGCGGCGCCGGTGTTGTCATCCTTAAATACATAGCACCAGTAGGTTCTCCGGTTACTTTTTTGACGTCTACCACGTGGACTTGCCCAGCAGGTGTGACTAGCGTTGACTATTTAGTTGTAGCAGGTGGTGGCGGTGGCGGTGGTTACGTTGGCGCTGGTGGTGGCGCAGGGGGATTTAGAACTGGTACTGGTTTATCGGTAACAGCAGGAACTACTTACACCGTGACTGTAGGCGCGGGCGGCGCGGGCGGCACTCAACAGGCGTCGTCAAATGACGCAACAGCAGGTAGTAACTCAACATTTTCCACAATTACATCTGCTGGTGGTGGCGTGGGCGCAAACAGCTACAACAGGGCTGGGGGCAATGGCGGTAGTGGTGGGGGTGGATCAAATCTAAACCAAGGAAGCGGGCCGGGAGGTGCTGGTAATACACCGTCAACAAGTCCTAGTCAGGGTAATAATGGGGGTGATGGCAACGCCACCCAAAATAACGGATCAGGTGGTGGTGGAGGCGCTAGTGCTGCTGGGGCTGCGGGGACTTCAAATGGCGGGGCTGGCGGTGCTGGAACTGCTTCGACTTTTTCTGGATCATCAGTAACGTATGCAGGCGGCGGTGGCGGTGCTTCTTACAATAATTCAGGTGGTGCTGGTGGCGCAGGTGGTGGTGGAGCTGGAAAAGATCAATCTTCTCCATCTCAAATAGGCGGTGCTGGAACAGCAAATACTGGCGGTGGCGGTGGTGGCGGGAATTTTGGCGGGGATGGTGGAATTGGCGGTGCAGGCGGTAGCGGTATTATCATTATCAAGCTCAATTAAGGTGAACTATGAGCGGTAGGTACCTAGGCGGCTTCATTACAAAAAACCCTGTTGCGCCAACAACAGTATCGGCTTCTGGTGTTTGGACATTGAACCAAGCACTGCAAGCTATTGCAGGCAATACATGGCCTATTTCCGGATATATCGTAGTAGAGACATTTACCACATCAGGCTCATGGACTTGCCCAGCAGGTATAACGCAGGTTGACTACTTAGTCGTAGCCGGTGGTGGTGGGGGCGGACAAGCGGACTACTATCAAAATGGCGGTGGCGGTGCAGGTGGTTTTAGAACTGGAACAGCGCTCAGTGTTACCGCTGGCACAACTTATGCAGTTACTGTGGGCGCTGGTGGAGCAGCAAATACACAAGGCGGTAGTTCTACTTTTTCTAGCATAACGTCAAGTGGAGGCGGTAGAGGAGGTTCTGGTGGTGGAGCAGGTGGTAGTGGTGGCTCCGGCGGTGGGGGAAGTACAAACCCAGCAGCTCCCGGAGGCGCAGGTAATACCCCCTCTACCTCTCCATTACAAGGATACAACGGCGGGAATGGCGTTGGGGGTTATGAAGCTGCTGGTGGAGGCGGTGGCGCAAGCGGAGTTGGGGGGAATGGTACGTCAGGCCCTAATTTGGGGGGTAACGGCGGTGCAGGAGCAGCATCTTCAATTTCAGGTAGCTCTGTAACTTATGCTGGCGGTGGTGGTGGTGCAGCTTATGTTGGGACAGGTGGCAGCGGTGGCGTAGGTGGTGGCGGGGCAGGAGCAAATACCAACGGAAGCACGGCGGGTAGTGGGGTAGCCGGTACAAACAATACAGGTGGTGGAGGGGGCGGTCATGCGGCTGGTGGTGTAACCGGCGGTACCGGGGGCGCAGGCGGTTCTGGCGTAGTTATTATCAAATATATCGCGCCAATAGGTACCGCATTTATTTTTACATCTTCTGGTTCATGGACTGCGCCTGTGGGCGCAACTAGCGTTGACTATCTAGTAGTTGGTGGTGGCGGCAGTGGTAGCGGAGGGGATTACCATGGCGGGGGCGGCGGTGCTGGTGGGTTCCGTACAGGCACTAACTTATCTGTAACAGCAGGTACGACTTACACTGTGACTGTTGGTGCAGGAGCAGCTACAACGCCTAGTTCTAGTCGCGGAACACAAGGTAGTTCTTCTACCTTCTCTACCATAACCTCTGCTGGTGGTGGATGGGGTGGTAACTACAACACTTCACCATCAACCGGGGGTAACGGTGGCTCAGGAGGAGGCGGCGCTTCATACCCTAATAGCACAGGAGGAACAGGCAACACCCCTTTTGTAAGTCCTTCTCAAGGAAACAATGGCGGCAACGGTAACGGCGGGGCGAGTCCTAATCAAGGTGCAGGTGGCGGTGGTGGGGCTAGTGCGCCGGGAGGAAACGGGACCAACACTAGCGGGGGCAATGGCGGTAATGGAACAGCATCGTCTATATCTGGATCGTCTGTAACCTATGCTGGTGGTGGAGGGGGTTCCACTTATGGTGGGGGGACTTTAGGAGTAGGCGGTACCGGCGGAGGTGGAAACTGCGCAAACCCCGGAGTTGCTGGAACAGCGAATAGAGGCGGTGGTGGTGGCGCGGGTACTTCACATTTAAGTGGGACAGGGGGTGCTGGAGGTTCTGGCATCGTGATTATCAAACTCAATTAAACATATGAGCACAAAACTTTATTTACTCTACGGTATCGATACAGCAATGCACTTATTGCGCCCCGGCGCTAAGTGGGAAATCCACAACAACGGGTTCAGCATTTGGGAAGACCCCCGCCCATGCCCGACGATGGAAGAAGTGTACGAAACGATGGAGAAGATTAAAGCGTTTGAGGACAGCATTAATACGATACTGACCGACGAGCAGATTGCACAGATTACAGGCCAACAACAAATGATCGAAAAGGCGATGAACGGATGAACATGCACAATCTATTCCCCACGCCTGTCGGTATGTTCGACTTAGATCGTGAACTGACTGCTGAAGAGTTGCTGTTTGTGCGTGGTCAGGAAACTAGAGGCAACGAAGGCAACACCACTAGCGTCAACAACTTTGTGTTGCGTGATCCGGTAATGACTTCATTGCGGGAGTGGGTTGAAGATAGGGTGGCTGAGTATTTCAAAGCCACAAGCAATCCAAAGCACGATGTGCATCTGCGCATCACTCAAAGCTGGTTCAATTATTCTGAACAAGGCCAATGGCATCACAAGCACTCTCACCCAAACAGCTTTGTGTCAGGGGTGTTTTATCTAAATACCAATCCTGACGATAAGATTTTCTTCTATCGCTCTGGTTGGCAGCAGATTAAGTTTCCCCCTGAAGAGTGGAACTTGTATAACTCTGAGTCGTGGTGGTTTGAGGCGATTAAAGGTCGTTTAATTCTGTTCCCTTCGTCGCTAGAGCATAACGTGCCAACAGTACAAGGCGAGGATGTCAGGATAAGTATGTCTTTTAACACATTCCCGGTTGGCATTGTTGGGGATGAGATGCAACTTACTGGTTTGAAATTGGAGGCTTAAATGGCGCACTTTGCTGAACTAGATGAAAACAACGTGGTACTGCGCGTAGTCGTTGTCAGTAACACCGATACTTCCGATGCTAATGGCGTTGAGAAAGAACATATTGGCGCAGCATTTTGTGAGAAGTTGTTTGGTGGCACATGGAAGCAGACCAGCTACAACGGCAACTTCCGTAAAAACTATGCTGGCATTGGTTACGTTTACCATCCAGATATTGATGCGTTTGCACCCCCACAACCCCATCCATCATGGACATTAGACGCTAACGCTGTTTGGCAGGCACCGGTACCTAAACCGACTGGCGAGGGTATGCACATATGGGATGAAGCAACATTGTCATGGAATACCGTGGGGTAAAAAATTGACCCGCTCACTCTCCTAGCCGCAGCAAATGCAGCGGTCGCAGCAGTCCGCAAAGGCTGCGAGTTGTACAAGGAAATTAAAGGGGCGGCGGGCGAGGTCAAGGATGTGCTGGATGACCTGAAGGCGCAGTACAACAAGATCGTCGATCCGACCCCAGCGCAGAAGCAGCAGTACCACGCAGAAGTCCAGCGGGTGCAGGAAGTAGCCAAGGCTGACCCGAACGACGTTTTCACCGACATTGGCAATCAGTTGGGTGCGTTGATGGATAGCTATGACGCAATCAGCAAGTTGTTCTTAAAGGAGCAGTTGGACGCCAAGCAGGTCTACAAAGGTGAAGAGAGTATCGGGCGGCGGGCGCTAAAGCGCATACTGATAACGGCAAGGTTGGACGCGATGCTGGTAGAGATTCGAGAGACGATGACGTACCGAGCGCCGCCGGAGTTAGGTGCCTTGTGGAGCAAGTTTGAAGAGATGTGGCAGCGGATTGTTGCCGAGCAGGAGGAAGCCCACGCAGAGGAACTGAGGTTAGCTCAGATAGCAAGATGGCGACGCAAAAGAAGAATAGCGGAACTCAGGGCAAAAGTGGCATGGATTTCAGCAGTCGTTTTCGTAATAGCGTGGGCGGTGGGACTAATGTGGCTAACGACAAGAAGCACGATTCAGAGGATGTACCTTGGTCACTTATCGTTGTAGTGATGGCGGTTCTTTTGATGTTCTTTATTGTCATGCCGATCTTAGCTTTTATGTATTACGACATGTACTACGCCACCCAAGCAGCGGTGCACGAGGTGCGAA